CCGACCATTGAATTAGTAAACTCATTGAACGCATTGGCATTAGCTTCTCGCCTATCTTCAAAGGTTAGTGTCCCATTAAGAATATTCGAGTTAACAGTATCGGTATACTTTTCCGCATAAGACATTCCTCGAGATGTTCGAGAAAGAGCAGCCACCATATTTCCATTTTTTATATTATTGATAAAAAATTCATATTGGTCGCGTTCGCCTTTTTCCATATTAGTAAGAGTAGATGCAGGTTTGATATTTAGTATCTGAAATCTTTTTTGAATAAGTGCGTAATCGTGAGAACTTTCAATAAGTGCTTGTGCATTTTTAATCCCTTGAAATACTTCTAAATACACACCGAAATCTGAAGGTGGAAGATTGATAGAAGCTGGGTTGACTTTTCCTCTATGCAAATCGGCAATCATATCACTTCTATTTTGATTTGCGTTATACACTTCAGAAGAAAAATAAGTCAAAGGATGAACAGGAAGATTACTGTGTGCGCCTGTAACAGAACCCGTTAGCGCATGCTTCCCATCAATATTAGATGGAAATTCTTGCATTAAGTCGTGAAGAAGTCCCTGTCGTTGAATTGACATATCAACGACTTTTTGGTAATTAGCTCCTTGAGCAGGAGTAATAAAACGCATAGCCTCGCCATTTTTAATATTACTAATAAGTGTAGCAATATTTGTTTTGGCTAAAGTAGGGTTAGTTATTAATTGAGATTGAATCGTTTGTATGGATTTAGGCCAATCAGTCCTAAACGTAGTTGCTTGTGTCAGTATATTTTGACGATTAGTAGTTAAGGCGGCTTCATTAGCTAGTACATTGGAGTAGTAATCCTTATTTGATTTTAGTTTAGCCTTATCTTCTGGAGTCAGCCCTTCATCAGAAGCAATGGTGTCTTTCTGGTCATTAAATTGTTTTGCATAGAAAGCAGCCTTATCAGGATGAATCTCCATATTAGTTCGTGCTGTACGGCTTGCATTTCCCAATAAGGAATTACTCGAATAAAGAGCCGCATTACTCATGGCCTTTTTAATACGAACCGCTGTTTCTATTCCAGCCGAAGCTACTTTACCTACGCTTTCAGCAACTTTCGCTTCCCCTTGACCAGCGGGATCTAAAGGAATATTGCCTACTACAGGGTCCTCCTGTTGGAATTGAGGTAATCCGCCATCAGCCATTAGGTAAGTCCTCCTAGAAGACTGCTTGTTGCTCCTGCACCTTTCGTACCAGCACCCGCAGCACCAGGATTAGTTAATAAAGCCGTTTGAATAGCTGTAGTGCCTACATCTCCAAACAATTGAGCAAATAGTGTGCTCTTTACATTAGAACGTTGAGTTTGAAGGATATGTTGACGAGCGGCTTCTTCTGTATCTAGGTTACGTTGTTGTTTGCCTGAAATTCTGACACTTTGACTTTGAATAGCCTCAAAACTTGGGCTTCCTAAACCAACACCACGTGCACTTTCAGTGGCTGTTTGGGTAGATAAAAGGCTCTGTAATTGAAATAAGCGTGAATTAGATTGTTGTAGATACTGCAACTCATCGTTCCTACTTTGTTCTCTTAAAGCACCCTCTTGAGCACCCGCAGAACCAATTTGCATAATCCCTTTAGCAAGAGAGGCTATCATCGCAGCTATCATTAATGGGTCCATTAAATCAATTCTCCCTCAATTTGATAAGCTATTGCCAATATTGTTAAAAACAAAGGAGTGGTTTGAGTTATGAATAAATCCTCTGATAAACCCCATCCTTTGGATGTACCTATTCTAGCACGTCCACTTGTGGGTAGTAAGGGTACTCCACTTTGTATCTGTTCAAATGTCTGGAACGGAACTATCTTGCCATTTATTTTAAAATCTAAACTTTGAAAATAATCTACATAGACGTAACTGCTCTTTTTTAACGCATCGGTAGACTTCTCACCGGCTAGTAAAGACAAAGGCGTTAATGCGCAGTTATAGGTTATCCCGACTGTTCCATCACCTGCACGAGGAAACCCAGGATTATCAATTGTAATCTGACCACCCGTAACTAAATAATCTCCTAGATACTCAATACCTCCCAAAAGAAGAACGGAGACAGTATATCCCTCATAATCGCTTAATCCTGTAACGATTCCGTTCTCAGGTACGGTTACGTCAATGTACATGTCGTGATGGACATCGTTTTCTACATATTTAGCTAATAATCGCTTCTGAGAGCTTTGTAACGTTAGCTCAACTAACATGTAAAGGTCGTTATTAACATTCGCTAGGTCATGTGGTTGGACCTCAAATTGTGTGCCAAAGGTAATGTCAGTGAACGCATTAATCCTAGCTACATCGCTAAATTGATACGCCGTTAATGACGCATCTGTAGGGTTGTGCATGAACAGATAGTTTTCTTGAGCAAATGTGGTCGATTGAAGTAGCACCCCACGATTAGGGTTCTTAATCAAATGCTCAGCTAACACAGACACATTCTCACTGCTGTAATCTCGACCAATGCCCTCAAATTTAAATCTAAATAGACTCGTTCCTCCTCTTCCTAAAAAATAACTATTATTCTCATAAGTAAGCGGTTTAAATGTCGGGTCCGTTCCATAAGAAGATTGACGAGGTGCTGAAAAATTAGAAGGTGTCACCGCTTGACCATCTGGTTGAGGAACCACGTATTCATGATTCAATGTAAATATTTCTAATTGTTTTCCAGAATTCAGATGAGTAATCTCCCCTGCGTCCTTATAACCAATGGTATAAATAATAGCATCCGTATCACGTCCTACCCCTACATCTAAGTTGTCAAATTTATTAATTTGCGTACCGAAAATAGTGTTTTTCAACGTGATTGTATTCGCATAAAAAATACGGTTCTGAAAGAATGTGACTACTGAAGGAAACCCAAGAGCTGGAGTAAAGACAGGTTGTCTGATAGAGAAATCACGACCTTTGTAATTTCCATCTTTAAAATCTATTTTAACCGTTCCTTTAAAAATGGTCGTAGCACCAGGCGTTACTTCAGTGATAATGCCATAGCCATTAGGCTCTTCAATCGAGTTACCGAACTCACCTATAACCACCCCTCCAACCCAAGCCGTGGTAAAACTTAACGAACCGTCCACTGTTAAGGTGAACTCAGCCGTAGTTCCTCCTGAAAGGACCGCTGTTGATGAATTATAATCAACCGTATTCAGGTCATACGCAGGAAGAATCGCGAAATTCAAGGGCGTATAAGTGAATACACCAATTGCCTCAGTTAATCGAGCTGGTATGTGCTCAGAATGAACAAACAGCACTACATTATTAGTAGTGGTCGTGAAATCAAGATCATTCAATTGGTCATTAGTATAAGGAGTATCTATGGGCGTTTTAAACATATCATCGAATATACTATAGAAATGAAACTTCAAATCAGTTGCTATAATGATGTAATGTCCGCCCTCTTTTGCAAAAAACGGAAACATTCGAGACTGATCAGTTAAATCAGGACCGATAGCTTCATTAGATAGGGTATTGATATTGCGAAAACCAGTTCGTTTAACGGCTTTCCCTGTGTCATTGATAAGAAAATTCTCAGCTTTCTTTAACGCTTTAAGATAAAAAGGCGACTGGGTTTCAAGGTAGTTGACTTCATCAACCTCTCCAACACTAAAGGCATCCTGTCTGATGTAAACCATTTAGAGTACCTGGTTGCCACGGTCATATTTATTAACTACATGCTCTCTATAACCCTCTAAATTAGCATTAACAAATACAGCCCACTCACGAGTTCGTGTTTCCTGCTGAACCAAATACTCAGTTACAGGGACACTGTTAGTTAGCACTAAACAAGATTGAGCCGCTATTTTATAAACCAAATATTGCTCAAAAGTAGAAGGAAATAAACTAAATACAATTTGATTACTGATATAGAAAAGGTCCACTCCCTGATTAGTCGCTACATAAAGCTTATCACCTAATAAACGATAATCATTAATCTTATTAACGTCAACTAACTTTTCAAAATCAAAGGGCAATTGATAAGCAAAAGGGAACTCAGGAATGCCTGGTTCAGTTGTAAGCGAAATAGATTCAAATTTTTGAGCAAATACCCAGTTAGTTATTGATAAAGCTACTCTATAATTTAAATCAATTTTCTGATCAAGTATCTTCGCATGCTCAGAATCATTAATATTGCTAACCGCAACTTCGCCAAGCTCATTAAGTGCATTATTAACTATCGATAACTGAGTCGCCACGATTCTTCTTCCTTATGAAAGAATAAGAGAGGCATTGTGTCTCTCTTATCAATATAACAACTTATTCTGGCGTAGAAGTATACTCAAAATACAATACTACCCGACCAGTTGATGCTGCGCCTGAAGAGGTTATTTGTATCTTGTCGCCGTCATTCGCAATAATATTATTAGTAGTCGGATTAACAACTTCTTCATCTGTTGGGACAGCCCCCGAAGGGAATGTCATTAGGCCATTCGCCATATCATTTCCTTCAGAATCCTTCAGTTGAATAAGCCCTGCCGCTGCACCTAATTGGATTCGTACTAAACCTCGCACTTTATTAAGAGAACCTGGCGCATTAAAATACAGAGGCAATGTACTAGGAAGGTCGAATCGAACCTCCTGACTAATAATACCCTTTCTAAAAGCAATATTAGTATTGTCGGGCGGTGCTCCAAATGTTAATTCAGGCTCTTGAGGAGTACCACTGTTAAAAATACGGCCAATTAGAAGAAGAGGGGTCGTAGATTCAGAGGTAGTAATGTTAATAGTGTCATTTATTCTTACTATCCCCGCTTTGTCATCAAAATAACCCGGTGTAATAACAGTAACCTCTGAATCGTTGGTATTAGCTACCCATGCCTGAGGTGCACCATCTACAGTCCCACTTGCGCGGGGGTATAAACCTATTAAATCACTCATCTTTAGTCCTCCTTAAGGGGTAATTACCACGTGAACAACCATGTTCTTAATCGCTCCAGGAAGAAGAACGCCTCCACGAGCAGTGAATGAGCTAACTAGCTCCCATCTGTCTTCTAATGGGTTCCAATTAATAGTGCTAGTAAGCTCTCTATTAAACACAATTCGAGATGAATCTTCAGCGAGCACTAAAACATCATAAACAAAAGGATCCCCAGCAGTTCCTATTCCGTTTCGAGGAATAGCATTCTCACCTGCGCTTCCAACAGTGTAAAAAGCAATATCTAAATAACCAGGTAACTGATTCGTCATCAAAGGACGCTTCATATTGAAATCCCAAGAGGAAAAAGTCGAATCTTGTTTCAAATCAGTACGTGCCAATGCGGGAACAGGACAATTCTTATTGGTCATTAACGACACACCACTGTCCATTAATCGGTCAGTTGCGCTCGATAACTTAGCGACACTTAGCCCAATTGAAGGGCCAAAATTAACGGGAACCTTTTCAAATCGAGTTACACCACCACCGGTATTATACAGCGCATCGATGAGCAATTTATCCAGTGCCTGTGCGCCAGCTAACCCATGCTGTTTAGCATTCTCAATTATTTTGTCATAAGAAAATAAGGTCTTATAACCACCACCAATGGTAGTCTTATAATGGAAGTTACCCACTGAAATAGGTACGTTGGTTTCGTCAAGTGCCGATACGGCAATGTCACCACCACCAAATCCGTCCTCATTAAATTGGCCAATTCCACCTACGGGGAAGTTAGCAGTTGTTCCTTCTAATCCATGGCGTTCTAAAACAACACCTGCAAATGCCCTGTGATTCTGGAGGGTCTCTTGTACTTCAGTAATAAATAGTTCACTGCTGGATTCTAAATTAATAGCCATGATTAATGCTCCTAATTGATATGGATTTTTTTTTGTCCCATTTATCAATTAGGTGTCCTGCGAAGGGCTAACTATAAATCGATAACCATCAGTAGTATCGATAATACTATTCGGTACTAATGACTATGAATAATATTATACATATAGATTAAATAAAAGTCAAATATAATTAAAAAATACTAGCAGAAAGTGGGGAAATAATTAAGACAAAAAAAGACCCAGGAAATAAACAAAACTGGGTCTTTAACGGTGTGTTTAAGGAACTAAACAACATGTTGAAATATGGACTAAAACAACATAATTGATAGTATACCTAGTCTTCAACCAATTGTCCAACCTTTCGTAAATTACCTTTTCGTTCTAACATAGCCAGGTACTTATCTTTTAAGTATAATTTATGAGGGTTGTTATGCCATTCCGATCTTAATTTAAGCAAATCTTCATTATTAAAAGGAATAGACGCGGTGGTTCCAGTAGGTAAGCCTGAAGATTGAACTGATTTTTCTCTCTCATCCCATAAATTATTAAAGAATTCTGGAAGTGCCATTTTTTCTTTAAGTAATTTACTGACCGGTTGTGAATATTTTTGGTCAAGATAGGTATCTAGCTTACTTCTTCTATCCTCGTAATCAGTAATCTTAGTCAACTCCTGTTGTTGAGCTTTGACTCGTTCTTGCTCAATTACACTCTCTTGCAGCAATTTATTAGCAAATTTATTGTATTGGTCCTGAGTAAGTGAAATATCTTTCCCGAGGTTATTTAGCTTCTCACGTACATCACCATCTATTTGCATATTAGATGGGATGACGTAGCTCTCAGGTGCTCTCATTTGGCCTTGAAGGGTCTTTAACTCTTCTTCTTTAGCTGAGGTCAATTGTTGAAGCTCTCTATATCCTTTTTCTGCTTCTTCATGCGTTGTGTACTTTAATCCATCAGACATTGGCTTTTTCTCCTCGGTGGGTCACTAATGCTTTAAATTGAGCAGGCGTCAATACTAATTCTTCTCCTAACCCGTGTTCCTGTGACACACCGGCTATTTCTATTAAAAAATCAATCTCTTTTCTTACTTGGTTGATCTCTCGTTCCTTATCGCGTATATCTGATTCTAATCCTTCTATCTCTTTCTTTTTCATATTAATGGCTATCTGGTTTATAGTCATTGGTTCTTTCTCCTCAGTCATAATTTAACTCCCGTCTAATAAATGGTTTATTTTACTAATCACATACTCTATCTCTCGGATATGATTCCTCTCACCTTCTAAGAAAGCTAGATGTCCTAATGCGTTATAGTCAGCCACTGGCAATGTGAAGAATTCCTCTTTACATAATCTCATAAATTTAATACCAATCTCATTCATAGCAAATAGCATGTACGTGTAGTATTCCTTAAGCGATATGCGCTTACTCTTATCGTGATGCTCTAGTAACTCCTTTAATCGGTCAGTCATTCTGTTTCCTTGTCTATACTAAACTTTGTGGAGCGGACAGTTGTTGAGGCTGACTCGCTGTAGTCGTAGGCTGAGGTGCACCGCCTTGTGCTTGTTGGGCTTGTTGAGCCATCTGAGCTAAGGCTTGTTCAATGGCTTGGCCCGGTACAAATAAATCAGGTGGTAAATTGAAATTGGTGTACAGAAATGGAACTAATTTCTCCAAATTAAATGCGGTCATTACCATTGATTCACCCAAGTTCTGTTGGATGTATTGTGTGACCTGCTGTAGGGCCACTAAATCACTCTGTTTCTTAATGTCTAGTAAAGGTGAGCTGTAATTAAATCGTAGGTTTTTGTCATTCAACTTAACCGTATTACCTAATAGCTGACGCTCATCGAGTATTTGAGCGGAGCTTATATGCAACTGCTTAGGTAATTCAGAGATTAATCGAGCAATATTGGTTGCACTACTTCGTTGGTCCTTGTTCTCTTCAATCGAGACTTCAGTTGCGGTTTTAGGGGGTGTATCGATTTCACTTAAGCGGTCAATCTTAAACCCTTCGCGTATCATTGCGCGTGCATCCTGGATGTCTAGCAATACCTCTTGAGAGCTTGGCAGCTCCATAGCCTGTAAAGGAGCACGACCACCCACCAGGGGCATAAAGGCACCTCCAAGCTGTTTCATTGAATACGGATTAATCCCAGCGGCTGTATCATAGAATATTAACGGGTTCGCCTTGTACGCTGCTGACTTACGTCTATCACGAACCATCTCATTCAAGTCTTTAATGTTAGGGTACAAATCAATCGCTATACCACGTCCTTGGACCTCACCAGGCCTTACCCTATCCCTGAAGATGATTAACCGCTTGTAGGGCTTCTCCTCCTCTTCTAGGATGGTAAATCGATCATTCTCTAGGACGTGGTAGGTATAGTAGGTATCTTTTTCCTTAATCTCACCCACCCACAGAAAATAGGGTTGGTCAAAGTCCCTTTCTAACGCACCTCGTTGTGCGCCATTATAGCTAGGATAGCGTTCTAGTATTTGGCGACCTAACAATACGTGTTTAGTCCAGGCGGTATCAATAATGTTTTCACTTGTAAATTCAGGGTACAGAGCTAATGAGGAAACCGATTTATACATAAGCGGATTCTCATCACTAGGCGATTGAATCCACAATGCACCCATACCTATTGTTAAATCAAGAAACGCTGATGAGGCGGCTTCCTGTAAATCAGACGCATCAATAAAATCATTAATAGTGTTGTTGAAATTAGCTAAATCAATGTCTGTAATATTAGATGCTTGCTTCTTACTGTTAATGAACTTCGGCTTAACCTCATAACGGCCCCAGGGACGGGATGACGGGATAATCAACCCCTGTAACTCATTGGCCCTTTGATAGGCCGCTAGAATGGCTGTAGAGTCATAGATATTGATTGTCCTGTTTTTAGCATCTCTGATGTAGTCCCCGTAGAGATTCCTGTCATCCCGGTTAGGGGTTACGTACCGATACACTTCCAAATAGACTTCAAGCCACAACCGTTTTAAGTTAATGGCTTCATCCATCCGTTGATTAAGGTGCTTAATATTCATGGGAGTTCTGACCTATCTTTGCTCAACTCATTCCATATAGGTTCCCCTTGGGATTTGATAATAGCAAAGCGTTGCTCTTGCAACTGAGTGAGCTTCTCTCCTCGTTCTTTTTGTTGGTCTGCTATCAATTGATCTTGAGCAGACGTATCTATCCCATCTCCGAATAAGTTACCCATTATTGAATCTCCTTTTGAAAAGGAATATACTTAAGTCTTGAAAGTAGATATAAAATATCTTCAACCACTGAAAGAGACTCTTTCTCATTGCAGGAAGGGTTTTTAAACAAATTCTTTTTATATTCTAAATCACCTATTAGACAATCATTTTCAAATATTATATCGAAAAATCTAACAAACAAAAGTAGCAGCCCAGAGACAATCCAAAGAGTGCCTAAAATCTCTGCTATAACGGACCCATATAGGGACCTGCACAATGGACTAACAAAAACTATTAGTATTGACATAGAGACCATCCATACCATCAATACCACCATACCGACAGTTACTATATTATGGGTTATCTTATTACACTCTTTTATCTTTCCTTCAGCCCACTTGACGGCTAGTAAATTAGACATTATCTCTTTTAGCCTCATCAATTATCTTAAAATTAGTCTTACCGTCGAATTTTCTTAACTGCTTATACAATCCGTAGCATGTTAAGCAATGTCCTATAGTGATTCCTGTAATCCGTTTGACCACTTCTATACAGGTGGGTATCATCAAAAGTGAACCTTTCCTATTAGGAGAGAACACTTTTACCTTCACCCAATGAATGTAGTGTGGCATTAAGAAAATATGCTTGGATAAGTCCTGTGACGCCATTACCATAAGTTCTTCAAATCGCCAATAGTCATTGCAAGGTGCTATCATGTACCACCCTAATTCTCTTTTAAAGAAAAGTGCTATGTGCCTGTACTGATTTTTCTTAGGGAGCATCCAATCAAAGATACTCGAGGCTTCATTCCCAAATACTATGTACCACTCATGTTCCATTTACTTTCTCTTCTTACCGAAGACCAATGCGAAGTTATCCTGTTTGCTTCGTTTAGCTGCCGCAGCGCGCTTAGCACTCCCTTTAGGCGCGGCTTGTACGGCTCGTTTCTGCTTAGCCAAATCAGCTCTTAAATCAGAGCGTTTAATCTTTCCAGTTTTCTTAGAGACGCCTACTCGTTTTCGAGTGACGCCTTTATTGGCTGGATTAATCGTAATAGGATTTCGTTTGGGCATCTTTCACCTCACTGGTAGTAAACTTATTTTGAAGTACTTCAACGGCTTTTTGTAATTCAATCACTTCATCGTAATGTATATCGCTGGCTGTCTTTAGACTGCCTAACAATGAGTTGAATACTTCCTTTCGTATCTTTCTATTGGCTATGGCTTTATGTAAGATAGCCATTTGTTCTTTGAAGTTCTCATACCGACTTAAATCAGGTATCTCTGCATCCCCTTCATCATCGAAAATCTTTAACGCACCGTTGGTTGACCTCAATAGCTTAATATTGACATCTCGTTTTCTATCAATTAATCCTAAACGAAAGGCATGCTTAAATGCGGGGTGTTCTAAAACAGATGAGGAAAATTCATGTGCAAAAACGATTTCTTCAGCAGATAGGCCTACCTTCGCTTCTTGGCGAACCGTCGGGACCCAATAACAGTCTTTACTCTCTTGCATACAATGCCCTTATATAAGTGACAGTGCGTTACCTTCTTTCGTATGAACCCTTAGCTGTACCTCTCATATAGGTAGGAAGTAAGGTTAGTATCGACTTACCTGTCACTTCTCAGTATACCAAACAATAGGTATTAATGCACTAATCTATCTAGTAATTCTTTTAGCTCTTTGTAATCCCTAGGTCGTATTTTGTGGGTTATTAACTGTTCAATAATTCCTTCAAACTGTTCTCGTAATCTTACTACCCTTTTGTTAGTTAAATCAATAAAGTGATTAGCTATCCTTTCTTCATGCTCTTGAGGGATCTTATTTCGTCTTCTCCAGGAATAAAGTACGGCATAGTCAATCCCCATTATACGTGCGAAGTCACTTAGTTTATTGTAATACTTCAATATTATCTCTACATCCATTAATAGCTCCTGTTAATTTTTTTATGAGGTAATGACAGTAGTATATACCTTTTAGTGAAGTATGTCAAGTATTAACGTTAGTATTTTCTATCATTATTCTAGTAAGAGTTATTCACAATAGGTCTGATTTTATTTAGTTAATACGCTCAACTATGAATTCAAATAATTACTTGTATTGGGGGGTTGTTAATTTGGATGAATAGAATTATTCATAATTTGGATGAATAGAATTATTCATATTATTACTGTTATGAATGAAATTATTCATATTATTACTGTCCTTAATAAAAGTATTCATGTCCTTAAGTACTATGACTGTTATGAATGAAGTTGTTCATATTATACCCATTATGAATGAAATCGTTCATATTATTATGAATAGATTTATTCGGTCCTTAGTACTTAAGGACTGAATACACAGTTATGGACCTACTAAAAATATTCGTAAGTTATTAATATATATATATATATTATTACTATATGTCCTTAAGTCCTTAAAAGTAAGTAATATATAAATTAGAGTAAAAATCTATAATATATAAGTATAGAAAAGGTGTGGACATAAGGACTTGAGGACATGGTGTTCAATAATCAACCAATCTACCATAAATAGAGCACATTGTTTACCTAGCACCTATATTGTACATATACTATACCTAAATAGTTATAAAATAAGTGAAAATAATACTTGACAAGCTTTTCTAGCTGTGTCATACTGGTTCTATATTAAACAATTAAACAATTAAACAATTAATAAGAGAAACAATACATAATGACCATATTCACCAAACAACGATTGATTGACTTAATCTCCAAGAGTTCAGTATTACGAGCTACAGGAGACCTAGGAGAGCATTTAGCTAACGGCGAAATGATATTTTGGGGATTAACTAGACAAGGCATTATAACTATATTGAGCAACAACAAACCACCGATTGACGGCTATCGAGTATCCATTAACACAGACCCTGATACCTACACTTTTATTATGACGAATCACTTAAGAATCATCATAACACTACGCAAGGAGGCTAAATAATCATGCCTACAAAGATATTCACCAAACGACAATTGATTGACTTCATATTAAGCAATAAGCTTACAGCAACATTCACGAACGGCTGTTATGACTATGATTACGATGGCTCAGACAAAGAAGAAGCCACGCATAAAATTAATAAGAGGCTTTTGATATACGCAATTGACCAAAGAAAAGCATCCACGTATGAAGTAACCTTATTAGAATCAAAGCCTAATCAACCACTAACCTTTGACCTTGAAGAATTGGACGGAGCGATTGAAATCAACCTCACACTAAATAGCAAGAGGGCAGCGTAATGCAGAGCACAATAACAACGGCTGAACGCCTAATAGTTTGGATTAAGAAGGAGGAGCTAACAATTAGGGCTACGTATGAAGACAGTTGGGTTGATAATGGTATCAATGAAGATGAACTCGTATCACGTTTAACCCCTTGGACTAAATGCGCTTTGATAGCAGCGATAAGAA